GGTATCGGGTCATCGCCAAGCAACACCGCAAACTGGTCAAAGTCCACGGTGGAAAAATCTTCTATGCCATAAAAATCTACGGGTAGCGGTGTCTCGTATTTGTGGTTGTAGGTACTTGGCACACGTAAAACACTAGCAGCATCAGATGTACGTGATGGGTCTACAGGAAAACCTTGTTCTTCACATAACCTCTTTAGTCGTGTCGCTACAGGAAACCAATCTTCTCTACACACAGGCGCGGACAATATCCAATAAACATGTACGCCACGTCCTGAGTTCACGAGTGTAGGTGTAGGCAGGCTGTTATTTTCGCAGAAGGTGCGTAGTTCATCAATGGCGACTACCTGAGATGGAAATTCCTTATCGGGGCCGCAGTCTAAATCCAAGAAAAAAGACTTCATCCATTGCATGTTCTTTGCGGTGCGCGAACTACTGTCAAAAAACGTACCCAAAGCAAAGAAAGCGTTCCACCCATTATCATTAAGGTTACGTGCTTCATGTAGTAGGTCGTCTGTAGACAAGCAAAATGTTTGTTTAATCTGCTCGTTGGGTTTTGCGCCTTTGATGGCCCACACGCAATATTCGCCTTCGTGCGCTAGCACCAAGTCTAAAAAAGTTTTGGTTTTCATTGTATCCGCCCATACCGTAAGAGTAACTACGGCCACCGTAGCAGCCGTAGTGTTTTGAGTTATTATTCGTCGTCAAACAAACTGTTCACAACGCTACTCAAATTCTCTTCGGAAGGCTTTGCCGCAGGTTTCTTCGCAGCCTTTTTAATCGGTTCAACGTTGTCGGCCTCTGCGAGTACGTTGTTAGACTGAGATTTAGTCTTGGTGAACGGGTTGGGGTCTTCCATTACAAACCCTCCGTCCACTTTCTTAAACGGATTTGCCTTCTCTCTTGGAACAAACTTTATAACCTGTACGGCATTTATACGCAAGGACACACTTTGATTACCACCAAAATCATACGGCACCATTTTAACTGCTATATTGACAGTGCTACCAGTGGTTAACTGAAAGTCTTCGGGTAGCGCGTTCCCTTGAGAATCATACTGCGCAGGGTTGTTAGTCACCTGCCCGTTGTATGAACCCTTCAAGACAGCCTTGTGCGTAAACGTACCATCGTCGTCTTTGACAAAAGGATTGTCTAACATCTCAGCCCACTTGGGTTCGCGGTTGGCTACGTAAACTTCAGCCATAGCAGTGAACAAAGCCTTGGCTGTTTTGTTATCCATACGGAACTGTATAGAAAATTCCGCGTTAGTGTCGCGTGGACCACATGGCATACTGCGATTGACTTTCTTGTCAAAAGCATAGGTCTGGTCCAAACGTGGCCACAGAGCCTCGACTTCTTCAATTATATAGTTTTCAGACACATCATTCTCCTTTTATTTATTGGTCTTCGTCGGGATTAAAATCAAACTCTAACTGTGCATCGTCTGTAGGTTGCGGTGTTTTAGTTAGAGCGTCAGTCACATTGGTTTTGTTAAACCTGTATGTGTTACCTACCTTTATGTAAGTAGACTTGGGGATATGACCCTGCCGCACCCAAGCGCGGACAGTAGACACTGACACTGCGAAATGCTTTGCCAAGTCTTCTATTGGTACATATGGTTCTGCCATTATTTTTTCCTCACTGAAATGACGTACTCGGTGTCGATGTTCATACCCTTGGGCATTACATCAGGGTTTTCCTCTATAAATTGTTTTACATTGGTCTGGTTCAACCGCCTGTCTAGAAACTCGGGCACATCATGTTCTTTAATAAAGTTGTACATCTGCTCCCAATCACTGGTCCAGTATTTGGTTTTAGTAGACCGAAAAAACAAACCTTCAGAGGTTCTAACGCTTTCGACATTGTGGCTATCACAGTAGTCTAGCAGCGCGTTCTTTAAGATTTCCTGTTGGCGTACCAACGCTCCATCTTCTTCCTTGTACCGTGCGGATAATTCTGCTCGTTTTGCCCTTAATTTTATGTAGGCTTTAGTCAGTTTATCCGCAGGTATATCGGACGTATCGTCCATTAGTCATTCTCCTACTGTAACGAGAATTACAATCTAGTAGCTTATAATGCCCTAGTCAAGCAATTCTTTGTATAAGTCGATCATTTTTGTGTGAACGTCTATTCTGTTGTTTAATAATGAATAAATACGCTTTTCCACAGCAGAACCTTGTAGCTGAACAACAGTACATCGGTGTTTCTGCCCCGACCTATGCACCCTAGCGTTTGCCTGTGCATATGTTTCCAATGAAGATGTTGGCCCCCACCAGACTACAGTGTTAGCTGCTGTTAACGTAACACCGTGTGCCGCGGACTGCGGCTGGATGACAAGCACCTTTGGGTTGTCTGTGTTTTGGAACCGTTTAAAGATATCGGTGCGCCGTGCTACGGGAACATCCCCACGGATCACCTCGGTTGTAATACCATCGTCTCGTAGTTTATCTGTCAGTATATCAATGGTGTGTTTGAATGGCACGAACACAAGAACCTTTTGACTGCTCTCGTCGATAACTTCTTTCAACACTTTGTATCTGTGCTTGATGTCAAACTCTAGTGTGTCGCCTTCGTCGGTGTAGACTGCCCCTGCCGATATTTGCAGTAGTTTGTTCATAATTATCGCTGCGTTCACAGCGGTGACTTCATCGTCACCCACTGTCATAGTCATACGCTTACGCAACATCTCATAATATTTTTTCTGTTGCCGTGTTAGCTCCACATGTCGGTTGGTGTATGTCATCTCAGGTAGGTCAAGACATTCTTCCTTGGTAAACCGTATGGCAGGTTGCAGAATGTTAAACACTGTATCTGACGCATGGGGTTTTATTACCCACCTAAATTGTGACACCTTGCTCATAACCATATCACGGAACGAACCAAAGAACCGTGGTACAACGTTGGGGTTTATCATTTTAGCAAGGCCGTACGCATCCAATGGAGATTGCGCCGCGGGTGTACCTGTCATCATCCAGAGCCAAGTATCTTCCCCGATTATGCGCCGTAGCACCTTCCATCGTTTTGATTGTGCGTTCTTGTAATGCGTAGCTTCATCTACAACAACCAAATCAAACCCACCGTTCAAGATGTCTTCCGCTACTATTTCCACACCGTCATAATTTATTATGACAAACTCTGAACCTTGCTGGATGATCTCGCGGCGTTTCTTTGACGCGCCATAAGCTATCGACACGCTACGATGCGGCGCAAACGTAAACAAATCCTCACGCCACGCGCTATCCATAATTGACAAAGGGCATATAACTAACACTCGTTTAATCTTGCCTTGCTTCATCAGATAATCCGCGGCCCAGATAGCGGACGCTGTTTTGCCTGTGCCTTGTTCGTTGAAACAAAAAGCCTTTGTGTTCATGGTTAGAAACGCGGCGGTCTTCTTTTGATGGTCAAACGGCGTATGTTTGCCTGTCCATGTATACCTACCATTGATCGGAGAAGGGACGTTTATGTTTAACTTTCTCAGGCTGTGCGCTTCGTCTATCCCCCACTTCACTACGACTTCGTGATCCTCTATGGCACGGCTTGCAGGGATTGTTTCAGTGACACGTTTAGGGTTGCGTAGCTTTAACAGCAACGCCTTGCCATCGACTATTTGCATTTGCTTCTCCTATTTAGGGAACTCCCTAAATCATTTTTTCTTTTTGTAGTTCCGTGCGCGGTTCTTGCTGCGGCTTTCAATTCTTACACCGTCTTTATTTGAACCGCCTTTCGACAAGGCTTTCTTGTGACTGATGTCTTTGCCTTCGCGTTTATCAGCTTTACCGTTCCTGTTAGCATCTTTACTGGTGCGATCCATCTTACGGCGGGCACGCTGACGTTCCATCCGCGCTTCAAACGGCTTACTACCGACAGGTTTGTTCTTCTGTTTGGGGCGATCTTTGGGGTTCTTGTATGGCATCAGTTGGCTCCGTTATGGACACATTCAATGATAGGACAATGGCGTCTTCACAACCCATTAGGACGTGCGTTCCACATATCTTCTTTTGCTGCGGTCTCCATGCGCCCGTACTTGCCAAGCCATTTCTCCCACAGCTTACCTGTATCGTACTCCATATAGGTATCTTTTACTAGATCGTTACACACCACAAACAAAAGGGCGGCACGAACTTTCTTTATCTGCGGGTAACGCGCCATGAGTGCCAGAGCCATCAACTCTAACTGCCCTTTGTCTGCGTACCTAGAAGACTTGCCTGTCTTGTAGTCCACAACTGTTGCCACTTCGTCATCCAGTATCACCAAGTCGGCAATCCCACGGAACCAAACGTCAGAAGCATAGAAGTCACAAGCCTCTAGGTTCTCCGTAATACCCAACTTTATCTCGCAAAGTTTGTCACCCTTCCTGTCCTTCAAAGATGTTAGGGCTTTGGTAGCATAGCTGAACTTCCCGGGCACAGGAGTACCCTTAGCAATAAAGTCTTCGGCCATCTTATGGAACTCATTGCCATATAGGATCGCTTCAGTCTGCACAAATGGCACTTCTTTCAAGATGTGTTTGTGGTAGTACTGCTTCGGGCATTGCTCAA